CGAAAGCAAATGGACCGGAGATAATCTTGAAGAAATTTGTACATCTCTAGACAGAAGCAAGTCTGCCGTTAAAAAGCACGTAGCTCAAAGCAAAATAGACAAACCCGAAGCCTTCGGGGCTAAAAACCTAATGGCTAGAAGAGATGGTATAGCCATGATGACAGAGGACGCTTCTAGCTTATCTGACCTGAGTAGAAACTCTCGTGAAGCTCCAAGACCTCAATGTGTATTTAAGATAACCGGAGATGGATAATGTCCGAATGGATAAAACACTACAGAACAAATAAGCGTGTAGTGTGGATAAAATGTAAGTGTAGCGACCAGTCGGAACACTTCTTTCACAGTATGAAGGATTGGGTTTCGTTGGTCTCTGACACTTACAAACAATCAACCTACTTAACCGAGTTAGCCATTCAGTTTAGGTCACATGAAGAAAAACTTGATATAACAGATTGTGATAGCGTGTATTTAATTACATCGGCAATGTGTGCGATGGGTGGAGGTAGTAAAAATTACCTCACATTTGGAAAAGTGAATGGAAACTCTGTCAAAAAGCAGATGTGGATTATTCCAGAACTAATAGTTGAAAAAGAATATGACGACACCATTGACAATTGTTTTGAAGAGGCTATAATTGATGTTAGAAAAAAGAAAAAGAACGGAGAAGAGTAGATACAAGCACCAAACTACTGGTGATCATTGCACCTGTGCTGCCTATGTTGCCGAGGCGATGTGTCTCAGAAATGCAGAAAACAAAAACAAGGGGTCTCTACCATATAAATTCTGGAACAAGAAACCTTGGAATTGGACCTTCAAAAGGCAGCTTATGGCAGCGAATAAGATTCTGAAAGATTGCCCAGAAGAAGTCTTAATCAAAGCTATTGGGTCGTCAGAGTTCAAAAGAATATTTTCTTTGAATAGCCCAAGAGCTAAGAATATCATAAAAAAATACAAGGTTCAACATATAGCAGACCAAGAAACCAAGAGTGAAAAGGTGAATAAGAGTCTAGACATAAAAAAAGAAGCAACCACTAGAAAAAAATCCTACGGTAAGAAATCAAAATTTGACAAACTAAGGAGTATAGAGCGTGGCAAAGAAGAAATCGAATAAGTTTAAAGATGATGCCGTCAGCAATCAGATCATATCAAAGTACGGCGGTATCATACAGGGTGGAGAAGAGGTACTTGAAAAACTAGAAACGTTTAACACGCTAAGTATATCGCCCTCTTTGGATATTGCTCTCGGAGGTGGCATACGAGAGGGGAATTGCGTTATCATAGGTGGTGAGCCTAAAACTGGGAAAACAACGACGGCATTATACTTTGCTGCAAAATGTCAGGCTTTGGGTAAAAACATCATCTACTTTAATACCGAAGGTAGAATGACAAAGGAGAACTTTACGGGGATCAAGGGGTTTGACCCAAAGAAAATCAAAATCGTACAAGCTACTGACGAAATGCCACTAGTGTCAGCGGAGATATACCTTAACTCATTAGAGACGTATGTAAAAAACACTCCAGACCTGGTAGCGATTGTGGACTCCGTATCAAGTATGGTCCCACAGGAAGAACTAGAGGGGGAGATCAGAACAGGGGTTAGAAACAGTCTACCAAGATTGATGTCTATGTTTCTCAAAAGAATCTCTGGCGACGTATCGAGAACGAAAGCCATCTTAATCTTTATACTACATAATATATCGAATACCGGAGGTGGCCGTTGGTCACCCGCCAAGATGGAAGACTCTGGAAATATGGTACAGTATCAGGCTGGTACGAAAATGATAATCACGCATAGGGGTAAATGGTTACAGTCTGGAGACGATTCTGGGCCGCATGTTGGTCAAATTGCCAACTGGAGGATTTTGACATCTGCTGCTGGAGGCACACCAAACTCAACAGCAGAAGGCTGGATTAGGTACGGCGTAGGCATCGACGAGGCTCAAGAGATCGCCCAGCTAGCAAATGAGTTTAGTATGGTAAAAAGGGCAGGAGCTTGGTATGAAATATCAGTAGCCATTGACAACAGAACAAACCCTGTAATAAAGAAGTTATTAAAAGCCAATGATGTTGACTTTAACGATATAGATGCGGTCAGTAAATTTTTCAAGTTTCAAGGTATTCAAAAGCTAACAGACTTTTTAATCGAGAATGAATCAGTAACAAAGTTTATTCATGACCAGATAAAAGAAATCATATGAAAGTCGTTGGGGTGAACGGTAGAGAGTACCGGATCGATCTGAAAAAATACATCGTTAGAGGTGACGACACAAAGAAAAGGTCAAGTTATCACCTAAGAGCACGCGATATACTACGTGAGACATTTAAAGGATATAGCGTTCTAGAAGAGGTAAAACTGCCGGGGTCTAGGAATCCTAGCAAAAAATCTGCTTTATTCCTTGACTTTCTGATTCCAAGTGTTATGATAGGGGTTGAGGTCCACGGAAAGCAGCACTATGAGTTCTGTTCCTTTTTTCATAAGACTAAGGCTGGGTTTTACGGCCACAAGAGAAGAGACGCTATTAAAAAAGAGTGGTGTGAAATAAACGAAGTTACACTTGTAGAGTTCAGTTATCTAGATTCAGATGAAGAATGGAGAGATCAAATTGACTGCGCAAGAGAGGCTTGAAAACTTTTTAGACGGCATTGATAGATACATCGAGGCAAAAAATCTAGGCCCGCCAGAGTTTAAAGATGAATTCAGACTACCAGAGGATATGTCTCTCTCGGATTTAGACAAGCTAACGCGAGACGACTGCTTTAACTATGCTTACCAACTATATCAATACGCCGACCACATAAATCAAGAAAAAAGCAAACAGGAGACCGTAATTAACTGGTGTAAGGCGTCCATAATGACTATAATATCTCAGGAGTCTGAAAACTTTTCACAGTATACAAAACATGAAATGAAAGAGGCTACCGTTATCCGAGAAAATATGGTAGCGAAAAAAATACACGAGTGGAACAGCGTGGCAGAGGCGAGGGTCGCTTCGCTGAAAAACAAAGAACAAATAGTTAGAAGAAAAGCCGACTGTCTAATAGAGAAAGGAAAAAGAAAATGATAGATTCAGCAAACGATGAGATAATTAAAAGCATTCTAGCGAACCTAACAGAAGAACAGAAACAAAATCTTATTGATCAAGTGGTTGGTGTCCCCGCGATCAATTCAGGAGAGCAAAATGAACAGACTCCGAAACAAAAAGGTAAAGTTAATGAAGATTTTACAGTCAATAGAGACCTAACACAGAAAGTGAGAGAACCAGTGAGAGCAAAGAAAAACAAGTGGACCGACGAGGGAGAAGCCCATAAGGACATTGAAACGCCAATGTTTGAAAAGACTCCACGAGCAAGAAAACCCCACAAAATGCAAGAGGTTGAGTGCCACGCCTGTGGAAAGTCTTTCAAGATCGACCCCTCAAACACTTATGGGGAATACCATAGATGTAACCGCTGCGGAGGCGGAAGGTAAAAAGATGAGTTCAAAATTGATGGACGTTGGCGCAGAAAGAGCTGTGCTCGCTGGGCTATTTTCGTATGGAATAGAATCATACGTTGAAGTATGCGACCTTATTGACCATAAAACATTTGGACATCAAAACAATCAAGTACTGTACAAGTGTCTAGAGAAAGTGCTTCAGGATGAGGTGCTTGTTGACATACCGGCGATACTATCCGCAGCAAGCCAACTCGGCCTTTCGGATGCTATCAACACTAAACAAGAGTTAGAGTATATAAAATCCTTGATGGAGTTTCCCGTCAAGAAAAACAACGTTGTACACTTCGCCAGCCAGATTAAAAAATTCGAGTTTGCTCGTAAGATCAAATCGCTAGCAGCAAAGATCGGTAGGGATGTCGATGAAATAAACGGTGACGAAAATATAGACGAAATTATCGGGTTGATCGAAAACCCCATAATGGAGTTTCTACGAGAAGACGAAACCAACAGTAAGCCAGAGAAACTTGGCGATGGTATCGAAGAGTATCTTGACTTTCTAATTAACAATGAATGTGATCAAATTGGAGTAGCCACGGGCTTCCCGAGGTTTGACGCAGTAATTGGAGGTGGATGTAGAAGGAAGTGCGTAGACCTGGTTTCAGCTAGGCCGGGGGTTGGTAAATCTGTATTTGCAGACAACGTAGCCTTGAACGTAGCCTCGCGTGGTATTCCCGTCTTAATGTTAGATACGGAAATGTCTAAAGAGGACCACTTAAATAGAATCATTGCCAACCTAACTAATATACCTATCAATGATATATCAACAGGCAAAGCTCTACAGGATGAAGAGAAGTTTATCAAGATTAAGGCGGCTACAGAACAAATAAAAGAGATGCCATATACGTATGTCACCGTATCAGGAGCGCCGTTTGAGACAATAATAAACACCATAAAGCGGTGGATTATGCAAGAGGTTGGAACAGATGAGAATGGACAGACCAATGAATGTCTAGTGATTTATGACTACTTGAAGCTGATGTCATCTTCAGCTATAAGTAATAATATACAAGAATACCAGGCTCTTGGTTTCCAAATTACCTCACTACATAATCTTGCTGTGAAGTATGATTTCCCCTGCTTGTCGTTTGTTCAATTGAACCGTGATGGCATAACTAAAGAGTCTACGGATGCTGTATCTGGATCTGATAGATTAATTTGGCTCTGCACCTCTTTCAGTATATTTAAGTTAAAGTCCGTGGAAGAATTAGCCGAAGATGGTCCAAGAACCGGAAATAGGAAGTTGGTGACACTAAAAGCTCGACATGGAGCCGGATTAATGGACGGCAACTATATAAACATGAAAATGTATGGAGAGCATAGCAAGCTGGAAGAATTGAGGACTAGAGATGAGTTCATTATACACAGGGAAACCCAAGGGGCAATTGAAGGCTCGGAGTTACCATTCGATGAAGATGAAGAAGCATGATCTCGGCAAAATTAGATCGTTGGTTTATGACAACCTAGAGAAACTCCTAGAAAGCTTTAATATAGAGTACGAGTCATTTGAAGATGTTATCTTTTGTAAGTGCCCAATTCACGAAGGCAGCGACAACCCAAAAGGTGTGTCTTTCTCAAAGGAGAGGTGTCAGTGGAAGTGTTGGACTAGAG